GATGCGCGAAGATAACATGTTGAATGAAACAGCTGCCAACGCAACAGGCGCAGCAATCGGAACATATGACCCCATACTGATTTCTTTGGTTCGTCGTTCACTTCCAAACTTGATGGCATATGATGTCTGCGGCGTTCAGCCAATGACAGGCCCAACAGGCTTAATCTTCGCCATGAAGTCATCGTACACATCACAGGGTGGATTCGGTGGTTCAGGCACAGAAGCGTTATTCAACGAAGCTGACACGGATTTCTCAGGCACAGGCACACATGCTGGTTCTGACCCAGTAGCCGCTTCTGGATATACAACAGGTCTTGGCATGGCAACGGGAACTGCTGAAGCAGTTGACCCAGCACAAATGGCATTCTCAATCGAGAAGACCACTGTGACAGCCAAGTCACGTGCATTAAAGGCTGAGTACACAGTAGAACTTGCACAAGACTTGAAGGCAATTCATGGTCTTGATGCAGAAGGCGAATTGGCCAACATTCTTTCACAAGAAATTCTTGCTGAAATCAATCGTGAAGTCATTCGTACCATCTACAAGACAGCAAAGGCGGGTGCTGCTTCAACAGCAACAGCAGGAACATTCGACCTTGACGTTGATTCAAACGGTCGTTGGTCAGTGGAACGTTTCAAGGGCTTGATGTTCCAAATCGAGCGCGATGCAAACGTTATCGCACAGCAAACACGCCGTGGCCGTGGTAACTTCATCGTTTGCTCGTCAGACGTTGCAGCAGCATTGGCAATGGCTGGCAAGCTTGATTACACGCCAGCTTTATCATCGAACGATGGTCTTTCATCCGATGACACAGGCAACACATATGCCGGCATGTTGAATGGTCGTTACAAGGTGTTCATCGACCCATATTCAGCAAACACGAACTCAGCATCACAGTTCTTAGTCGTTGGTTACAAGGGAACAAATGCTTATGACGCAGGCATCTTCTACTGCCCATATGTTCCGTTACAGATGGTTCGTGCCATTGACCCAACAACGTTCCAGCCGAAGATTGGCTTCAAGACACGTTATGGCATGGTCTCAAACCCATTCGTAACAACAGATGGTTCAAGCAACGGTACGGCAGACGGCAGCACATTCACAGCTAACACAAACCATTACTTCCGTCGCATGAAGGTCACAAACCTTCTCTAAGATGGTAGGGTGGAAATAAAAAAAGAAAAGGGAGAGTCCTTCACGGGGCTCTCTCTTTCCTTTTCCGCTAGCATTAGCAGCAGTTGTATTCTATTCGGTCTTGCACAGTGTATAAATACTTTAAGCAGTATTCAATGAGTTTTAGTTATTATTCACTGTAACCCAACATAGTAAATGTACCACGTTGTCAAGTGCTGGTCAAGTAGGTTTGTGTAACATCTTTTACCAATCATTATGTCTATTACAACAACAAAAACAGATATACCCGAAATACAATGGGTGAATCGCCAACCGGAGCAAATGAATTATTTGCGTCCAAGCGGTTTCCGTTTCCTTATTCAGGGGTTGCCCCAAGTTACATATTTTTGCCAAGCAGCCAACATCCCTACAATAAATTTAGGGGTTGTCACACAGTACACCCCGCTGATTGATATTCCCCGTCCTGGCGAGAAACTTCAATTTGGTGAATTAACTATCCAATTTTTAATTCAAGAAGATATGCAAAATTACAGTGAGTTATATAATTGGCTCATTGGGTTAGGGTCTCCAGAGAATTCCTATCAATTCCAACAAAGAACCTCGGAACAAGCATATCGGGATTCCACCATCAACACCGATGTTGGACCCAGTGGAGGGGGTGTAACAAGAAAATCCGACCTTGTGGATTATAGTGATGCGTCATTAATGGTCATGAGTTCAAATAACATTGCTGTGGCTCAAATGAACTTTAAAGATTGTTTTCCAATATCGTTATCAGGCGTGGATTTTGATATTTCAAATGGGCAAACACAATATTTCACAGCGTCAGCAGTATTCAAGTATACTTCATTCACCGTGGAAAGTTTATTATAACACTTGACAAACCATTCCCACTAGTGTATCTTATATAATGTAACCGTTATAGGGGTGATTATGAAACTGAATGATTTACAAGACATGTGGATTGAAGATTGCAAGATTGACCAAACAAATTTGGGAAGAGCTGCTGCCCGCGTTCCTGAATTGCATGCCAAATACCTAAAATTACTTACCACGGTTCGCCTTCAATTTCGAAAGGCTGACACCGACTATCTTCGTTTACGTAAGCTGAAGAATAGATATTATCGTGGTGAGATGACGCGCGAAGAATTAACAGAGCAGGGATGGGAACAATATCTTAATAATCGCCCCCTTAGAAATGAAATGGATGATTTCATTCAAACCGATGAAGATATGATTATCATGGTAGACAAAACCGAATATCTAAAAACCGTGATATACCAGCTGGAACAAATCATCAAAAGTATCAATAGTAGAACCTGGGATATCAAATCTAGTATTGATTGGGCAAAGTTTACCAACGGGGGAATGTGACGGTAACAGTTACCAAAAAAGATGAGGTGTATCTTCGGATTGATGCAGACCCATCTATTTTATTGGAAATGAATGATTTCTTCACATTTGCTGTTCCTGGAGCACAATTTAGCCCACAGTACAGGGCAAAGCTCTGGGATGGAAAAATCCGTCTCCTTAGTGTGTTCACCAAAGAGTTATATGTCGGATTACTGAAATATGTTCAAGAATTCTGCCGTATAAACGAATACACGTTCATTAACAATATTCCGGCGAATACCGTTGATATTTCACAGATTGACAGTTTTATTGAAACATTGAACTATCATTCCAATAGTAAGCCGATTGAAATCCGTGATTATCAAGTGGATGCAGTTCGTGAGACCATTCGCAACAATAGAACACTTCTACTTTCTCCAACTGCGAGTGGCAAGAGTTTAATCATTTACACAATGATTCGGTGGCATTTACAATATGCTCGCCGCCAACTCATCATTGTTCCCACCACATCATTGGTGGAACAGTTGTATGGTGACTTTGCCGACTATGCAACAAATTCAGATTGGAAAGTCTCGGAGTATTGCACTCGCGTCTATGCAGGGAAAGAAAAAATTACCGATTACCCCATAACAATATCCACGTGGCAAAGCATTTACAAAATGCCCAAAAGCTTTTTTGAAAACTTCGATGTCATTTATGGGGATGAGTGCCATTTATTCAAGGCGAAATCTTTGACATCCATTCTTCATAAGTGTACAAAGGCTCCGTTTAAAATTGGGACAACAGGAACACTTGATGGCACAAAAACTCATAAGTTGGTGCTTGAAGGATTGTTTGGACCTGTGCATACAGTGACAACAACAAAGAAGTTGATGGATGCCCAGCAATTGGCAAACTTAAAGATTTGCTGTATTCAGATGGATTATAGCAATGAAGAAAAGGACCTTACAAAGAAGTTCACATATCAACAAGAACTTGATTGGATAGTCACACATCCGAAACGAAACACCTTCATCAAGAATCTGGTGCTTGACCAAAAAGGAAATACATTGTTGTTATTTCAATATGTTGAGAAACATGGAAAGGTGTTGTATGAATTATTACAGGAAAAAGCCGCGGCGGGAAGAAAGGTGTTTTTCGTTCATGGTGGGGTAGAAGCTCAGGATAGAGAAAATGTCCGTGCAATTACCGAGACCCAAGAAGATGCCATCATTGTTGCGTCGTACGGTACATTCTCCACAGGTATAAATATTAGAAACCTCCATAACGTAGTATTTGCATCACCTACAAAATCACGCATCAGGAATCTACAAAGTATTGGTCGCGGGTTACGGCTCGGAGAACAAAAAGCAGTTTGTAAGTTGTACGATATTGGTGATAATCTTTCATGGAAGTCCCATAAGAACTTCACCTTGTTGCATTTAATTGAGAGAGTGAAGATATATAATGAGGAAGGATTTAATTACAAACTCATTACGGTCCCAATAAATGTCTAAAGCAGATGCAGGGTATTACAAAATTGTTAAATTAAAAACTGGTGAAACAATTCTGTGTACGATGGATGCTGATGTTAAATCAATATCAGCCGCATCATATCTTTTAATTAATGAACCCGTTCAAGTTATCCCCCACAAGGAAACACGCAAGGGGCGTCACATCGTTGGAGAATCGTTTCTTATGCGCCCATGGATTGGGTTGAGTGACAGTGAAGAATTTACAGTAAGTGTTGATGTTGTTATGACAATAGGGAATGTAAAAAGTGAAGTCAAACGCCAGTATGTTGATTATCTTACTCAAGCATCACATACGAGAGATGCAATATTACGGTCCGAAGCTGTCGATGACCTATTCCGAGAAATGTCACACGGTGAATTGAATATAGTTGATGTTGATTATGACCCTGTTTATGAGGATGACAATAATGAAAGCGAAGAACGAAAGTAAACACTACATTGATAACAAGGCATTTTTCCAAGCCCTTATTAATTACAAAGTATTAGTAGAAGAAGCAAAATCAACCGAGACGGAACGTCCCCAAGTTACCGATTACATTGGTGATTGCTTTATTAAAATTGCCAATCATTTGGCATATAAAAGTAATTTCATCAATTACAGTTTCCGAGAAGATATGATTCTCGATGCGATAGAAAATTGTTTAATTTACATGGATAATTTTGACCCCAAGAAGTCATCGAATCCATTTGCATACTTTACACAAATTACCTATTATGCGTTTATTCGGCGTATTCAGAAAGAGAAGCGCCATCTCCAAACCAAATACAAGTATATTGCATCATTAGATATTGATTCAATTATTCGTCAAGCCCATGACGAGGGAAACTATGATAACAGTTTCGTGAAATATTTAAAGTCACAGGCGGAAACTGCCGATAAAGAATTATCAGATAATAAGCAAGATAAGAAACTTCCTACCCGGAAACCAAAATATCTTCAGAAATTAGACCATGATATGCTTATCAACGAAGCTGACCACATAGATGTGCCACTCGTGGTTGATATTGATACTGGTATTCTAGATTTTGAATAGCACTTGACATTGACCACTCGGTAGTGTATACTTAGATAAATGATTAATGTGAGGAGGTTATATGCGAGTAAGATATTCGGAAATCTTTTATTCTTTTCAGGGCGAAGCCGAGTTAGCGGGTGTTCCCGCTGTGTGGCTTCGGTTGTTTGGGTGTAATTTAAATTGTCATGGATTCGGGCAAACCAATCCTACTGACCCATCAACATATGTTCTTCCCTATGAAACATTTGATATAACAACTATTAAAGATGTAAATCAACTTCCTGTGTGGTCAACCGGGTGTGATTCATCGTATTCTTGGTCCATGAGATATAAGAATTTAGCGCATGATGTTGAGATAACAGAACTTGTTGACCGCTTGGTAAAGGAAAACACAAGTACACAAAATCCCAATGGCAAGTTTACACACCCAGTAACACAACAACCTGTAATGTTGTGTTTCACGGGCGGCGAACCCATGCTACAACAAAAAGTTATCATTGAAGTGTTGCGTGAATTGGCAAAGAGAAACAATATGCCTAGAATCGTGACCGTGGAAACAAATGCAACGAAACCATTGTCTGATGGGCTTAAACGTTTTATTGCCGGCGAATTCCGAACATTGGGAGGAACGCGGTGGCATTGGGCAATGAGTCCGAAGTTGTTCACGGTGTCGGGTGAAGTGGATGCAGTCAATGAAAAAAATATTGGAGATTATGTCCTAACGTTGTCAACAAGTGTTCTAAAATTTGTGTGTAATGGTACACAAGACAATTGGAATGAACTTGACAAACACCTAGCTAGAATTAAATTACATTGTGAGCAGTTCATGCCGCCCGTTTGGATTATGCCGGTTGGGGCAACAAAAGATTCACAAGAACATCCTGATATTGCAAATTTATGTGTTGAGGCGATGCAACGTGGGTTTAATGTAGCAACGAGAAATCAGTGCGCGGTTTTTGGAAACATTATAGGGAGATAATATGAAATCACAGCAACGATATAACGCAGCAGCAATTCGTACCGCAATGGGAAAGTGTGACCCAGAACTAGGCGCGAGAGTGCATAAGCATCTTGCATCCTTGGGCGTGGAAACACCTTTCATTGAAACATCTGAATTTGCTGATAAAAAAGTAAAGAAGATTGAAAAACATTTCACTGAAATCATGAAAATTCTTGGGATGAATCTTACAGATGATAGCTTACAAGATAGTCCTGCGCGTGTTGCAAAAATGTATGTCAATGAATTGTTTTGGGGATTGGATCCCTCAATGTTCCCCAAGTGTACCGCCATTGAAAACAAAATGGGGTATGATGAAATGGTGTTGGAGCGTGACATCTCAGTGACATCATGCTGTGAGCATCATTTCGTGACAATTAGTGGTGTGGCGCATGTCGCATATATTCCCAAAAACAAAGTGTTGGGTCTTTCCAAGTTGAATCGTGTTGTGGAATATTTCTCGCGCCGTCCTCAGGTACAAGAACGGTTGGCAGAACAAATTTATCATGCACTTGCATTCATTCTTGAAACTGAAAATGTTGCAGTTGTCATTGATGCAGAACATTTCTGTGTCAAGGCGCGTGGTGTTCAAGACCCGCATTCCACAACAGTCACATCAAAGTTGGGGGGAGATTTTAAAACAAGTGCATCTCTACGTGCTGAGTTTATGCACCTTATGAAACGATAATATGTCACAACACCAGGTGATGCTGGATTTGGAAACAATGAGTACCGAATCGAACGCAGCAATTTGTTCAATTGGTGCTGTGAAGTTTACACCCGAACTTGGCATTGTAGACACATTCTATTGCACCGTTGACGCATCAGACTGTAAAAAACATGGGTTGAACATTTCTGCGAGTACCGTTGAATGGTGGAGTAGGCAAGATGTTAAAGTATTAGCAGCATTACGTGAAAATAATGTTCCTTTGATTGAAGCTCTTGTGAAATTTTCCCAATGGTACAAGGGAAAGTCATTGCTCACTTGGGGCAATGGTGCCGGGTTTGATAATGTTATTATCGAGAACGCATACAAAGCAGTTGGAATGAAACGTCCTTGGACTCCATGGGATGACAGATGCTATCGCACAATAAAGGATATGGTTCATATCACCGAAGATGAACGAGAAGGCGCCCATCATAATGCACTGGATGATGCCATTCATCAGGCAAATCATCTCGTAAAAATACTCAGGAGTTAATGTGGTTAAATTTGAATACGTTGCATCTGGGCTATCTTTTTTGCGAGTTAACTATTCTGATACTTGGAGTGGTGATATTTGTGATAAATTGAATGGCATTCTTGGTAATCTCCGAGGCAAACACAATCATGAGTTTTCCTTTCTGTATAATGCGTACACGGAAAAACATTTGGGAGAACCATTTAAGAATTCGTTCAGTGGAAAAGGCATCAAACAGGTTTATGCTGATTCTGGTGGATTGCAAATGGTTACATTGGGTAAAAAAGTAAAGCAGCCATTACAGCAATTACGCCAAGAAGTATATGAGAGTCAAGCAAAATATTCACACATGGCATTATCATTTGATGAAATGCCTATTACTGTAACAAGCAATGATGGTCGGTCTAGAGTATTAGATACTGAAAATAGATATTTCGATAGAACTGTATTTGAACATTGTGCGCGTCAATCAGGGAAAAACATTAAAGAACAAATTGAGACTTTTATTAAACATGGGTCTGGTGCCAAGCCAGTGTTTATTGTACATGGAGCTGATTGTGGTACATTTGTAAAGTGGGTTGAGTTGGGACTGGAAGAAATTCCTCAGGAGCTTCATGAATTTATTGGCGGGGTTGCTTTGTCTGGCGGTGGCATTGGGCATGATACTCTCCAAGATTGTAAGCGTGCTTTCTATTACACACAACTTCCCTTGTTTGGAAAAGTCAATCATTTGCATCTACTTGGCGTTGGCTCATTACGTAGACTCATCCCTTACCTATCATTTGTAAGTAGTGGTGTGTATAAAGATATCACCATCAGTTATGATAGTACGACACATACAAGTGGCGTTCAGATGGGAAGATATTATGATAGACATGGCGAATGGATTAATCCTGGCAGACATTTTGGGATTGATTATGTGAAAATTAACGAAGATATTAAGTTTAATCTTCCTGATTATAAAATTGATGATGAACAGTTTTGTGAGGATATGAATTTAAGTGTTCGCAAATATGAAACAAAATATGGGTCAATCAATCCTCCTATCATAGCATTTAATTCATTCTTTGTGTCTACTGTCATGAACTTCATTCGTCACGTGGATAGTGTCGTTCAAGATTACAACGAGATTTATAATTGGATGGGAGAAAACCAAGCAACTGCGTTAAACGCTCTTCGCAGTATAAAAACAATTGATGATTTCACACGATGGACACATGGCCCAGGCGCATGTCTCCCTAGCGCACCAGTTCGTGATGGCGCTCCATCTACACTTCCGGAGTTTGCATGAAGCGTGATTACTCAGATGGTATAAATGAAAACATTACATTTTACATTGGCACGGAAATTGAACATACACGCGCCCATGGGTTAAAAACATTGTTTGTTGTTGGACTCCAAGATGTAAAAATTATTGAACAACATGCAAAGACTCATGAGTGTTCACATATTTTCTTTGGAGCAAGTTGGAGTTTTGATGGAAAAAATCTCATTGAATGGCGCGACATGCTTGAGTATTTTCTGCGGAATTCCTATTTGGTTACGTTGGATGTGAAGTCTCGTTTCATTCAGGAATGCTACTTACTGAATTTACTATCACATGAGAAGTTTATCCCTCAAATTTGTGTTGCTGTTCCGAATGTCAAACAATGGGGGAACGCCTATATTAAGATAGATGATATCGATTTCCGGGCATCAAACGAGGGAGTATGGACTCATCCATTACACTCGTTGTTAACCGATGATGTTATGACCACGTGGGATGAATATAAAAACGATGTTATTATTCGGGAGGATTGTTAATGCTACAACGACACATTGAAGTTTCATTTCAGAAAGAAGGTGTTCACAAATATCCTGCCGCATTAACCGACCCCAAGTTAAAAGAGGTTGAGTTTCTAGGATATCCTCATCGTCATATGTTTCACTTTCATGTAAAACTTGAAGTGTTTCACAATGACCGCGAAGTTGAGTTCATTCTGTTTAAGCGTGAGTTAGAGAAATTTTATGAGACACGAATGAATCTTGATTTTAAATCATGTGAAATGTTGGCAGAAGAATTAATTCTTTTACTTCAGACACGGTATCCCGACAGAGACATCACAACTCGCGTATATGAAGATGGTGAAAATGGTGCTGTATTAGAATATAGTAAGCCATCATATCCAGCACAATCCGGGGTACGGGGGTGTTTATGAAAACGGTTTGGATAGTTCCCATTGAACCGATTGACCAACGCTATACAAAACAATGGTATGAGAATATTCCCGCAGACCTCACGGCGCGAGGTATCATATGTAAAACAATTGAAGGCGTTAGTGCTACGAATGATACAACATCTGGTGCATTTTTAAATTTCGCATTTACAAATGCCTACAAGGCATCACAGGTAGAAAACATTGCCAACTTATTTTCTACTGGTGTAATTAAAGCAAATGATAAGTTTCTTGTCACGGATGCGTGGAACTTTGCCATCACGGCCATTCGGTACATGAGTGATTTACTGGAAGTTCCTGTAGAGATTCATGGTGTTTGGCATGCGGGGAATTACGACCCCTCGGATATTTTAGGAATGAAAATGACAGGGGAATGGGCAAAGCATACTGAACGTGGGTGGTATTACGCATGTGATTACAATTACTTTGCTACAGACTTTCACAAGAAAATGTTCTTAGATAACTTACACATAACGAATAGCGACAAAGCAGTACGAAGCGGTCAATCACATTCACGCATAATTACTCCTTTATCGAAATATATAGCAGCGCCTAAAACAGATATGGTCGTATGGCCCCACAGATATAATGCAGACAAACAACCTGAAATTGCTGAACAATTAAATGTTCGTATAACACAAAAAGAAAATTTAAGTAAAGATGAATATTATCATGTACTTGGGTCAGCAAAAGCAGTGTTTAGTTGCGCGCTTCATGAAAATCTTGGCATCAGTATGATGGAAGGATGCTTGGCAGGTGCTATACCAATTGTTCCTGACAGATGTAGTTATTCTGAAATGTATTTAAAGGCATTTAAATATCCTTCGGTATGGACAAGTTCGTTAGAAAATTTCATCATTTACAAGACGCATCTCATTGACTTTATACAGGACAAGGTTGTAAATTACACTAAGTATGAAACTCTCTTGGAAGAACAACGTGGGATGTTAATGAAATATTTGAGTGCTGATATACTATACAATAAACTAGGAAGGTAACATGGCAAAATATTATTCCACCAAGACATTTGGAAATGACCGTGGGTTATCATGTGCCTTTCGCCAATGGAGAGCTGACTCACATTGTAATCAAATTCATGGGTACAGTTTAGGATTTCGTTTCATCTTTGAAGCGGATAAATTAGATGAGAGAAATTGGGTGTATGATTTCGGTGATACCAAATGGATTAAAGCATATCTCGAAGAAGCCTATGACCATACCATGGCAGTTGCTGATGATGACCCCATGATTGATGCATTTAAATACATGGATACACATGGTGCATGCACCGTTCGTGTAATGACTGGTGTGGGCTGTGAGAAGTTTGCCGAAATGACATATCTCGATATTGCGCCGCTAGTGTTGACTAGCACAAATAACCGTGTACGATTAAAATCAGTGGAAGTATTTGAACATGGAGCTAACTCGGCAATATACGAGGGGTAAATGAAAATAGCAATATTGGGAGACACTCATTTTGGAGCGAGAAATGATTCTAGATATTTTGATGATTATTTCAAAAAATTCTATGACGAGGTATTTTTCCCTTATCTAGATGAGCATGAAATTAAAACTGTGTTTCATTTAGGAGATGTGTTTGATAGACGCAAGTATATTAATTTCAGTACCCTCAAATCATGTAAGACGTACTTTTTTGACCAACTCCGTGACCGAGGCATTGATGTAACTATTATTCCTGGGAATCATGATACATATTACAAGAACACGAATGAAATCAATTCCATTGACTTACTGTTAAAAGAGTATAGCAACATTGTTGTGATTCAGACAGCATGCAAGAAACTGATAGACAATAAATCATACACATTCGTTCCCTGGTTGTGTGAAGATAATTACCAGCGTTCAATGGAACAATTGTCTACGCCGAGTGATATGTGTTTTGGGCACTTTGAAATCGCTGGTTTTGATATGTTTCGAGGAGTGAAGAATGACGGTGGTATGGATAGAGAGGTCTTGGCGCATTTCCCAAAAGTTCTCACGGGACACTTTCACCATCGCAGTACCGATGATAACATTTACTATCTCGGAAGTCCCTATGGGTTCACATGGTCCGACTATGATGATGCTCGTGGGTTTCATATTCTTGATACTCGAACCGATGATGTGACATTCATAGAAAATCCTAATATGATTTTTCATAAAATCTATTATGATGATAGGAACAAAGAAAAAATTGATGTCACTCAATATCGTCGGGGATGCGTAAAGGTTATTGTAGTGAACAAGACAGATTATCCGAAGTTTGATAAATTTATAGATTCGTTGTATATGCAGGATATTATAGAATTAACCATTCATGAAGATTTTTCTGAATTTGAATCAGCTGCGATTGATTCTGAGCATGTGAACATTGAAGATACCATGACCTTGTTGTCTGATTTTATTGATTCCACGGAATCAGCCAAAGACAAAGAACGATTGAAAACGTTGCTGAAAACATTATATGTTGAAGCCCAGAATTTACAATCATGATAAATTTTAAAACAGTGCAATGGAAGAATTTTCTCTCAACAGGAAATACTTTTACACATATTCAGCTAGATTCTCGTCCTACGACATTGATTGTCGGCGAGAATGGTAGTGGGAAAAGTACATTTCTTGATGCAGTATGTTTTGGATTGTTTGGAAGACCCTATCGTAACATCAACAAGCCCCAGTTGGTGAATAGTATCAATGACAAAAATTGTATTGTTGAAATTGAATTTGCCATTGGAAGTAAAAGTTATAAAATTATTCGTGGTATTAAGCCCGCGGTCTTTGAGATATGGGTGAATGGAGACTTACTGAATCAAGATGCCGCTTCCCGGGATTACCAAAAGTATTTGGAAGAAAGCATTCTCAAACTGAATTTTAAATCATTTACACAGATTGTCATTCTTGGTGCTGCATCATTCACGCCGTTCATGCAATTGCCCGCAGCTGCTCGCCGTGAAGTTATTGAAGATATCCTAGATATTAAAATTTTTACTTCAATGAACCAGGTGCTACGCGAGAAAGTCACAACCCTCAAACAAAAACTGTCTGATGTTGAGACAAAGATTACCATAGCACGAAACAAGGCAGAGATGCAGCAGGAGTATATTAAAACGCTCCAAGAAGACCGCAAAGCTCGCATCACAGAAATTGAAAACAAAATAACAGATTCACACAATGATATAAATACAACAAAGACTGGTCTCACCGCGTTGTATGATGAAAGACAACACCTTGCTGATGCTACTCGTGACTTATCCGATGTCACGCATAATTTGGATGAGGTTGTACAAGAAATCCGTGAATTTCAACAAAATGCATCGAAGATAGAAAAAGATATTTCATTTTACCACAACAATGACACCTGCCCGAAATGTAAGCAAGGGATTGAACATGATTTTAAACAATCTATAATTAATGAACATGACCAAGAATTACAAAAGATTTCAACAACCGTTTCAGAAATACGTGATAAAGAACATGCGTTACGAACTCGCTTCGATAATATTAATAGTGTTCTTCGGGCTGTGGAACTCATTACACAACGAATTTCAGAATTGGAAAACAGTATTCAATCAGAACAACGATACACACAAAGACTTGAACTAGAGAAGCATGATATCAGTCAAAAGATTGGTAACATTGATGTTGAAAAAATGAAGTTGAAAGATTTGGCAAAAGACACCTTGACCGTGGTACAGGAACGGGGAGAACTTCATGAACTAAATGATTACTATGATATTGCTTCGGTGTTACTCAAAGACTCTGGAATTAAAACACGAATCATTAAACAATATCTACCCGTTATAAATAAACTTGTCAACAAATTCTTGACCGCAATGGATTTCTTTGTCCAATTCACCCTTGATGAGAAATTCGATGAGAGTATTAAATCGCGTCATCGGGATGATTTTAGTTATGAAAGCTTTAGTGAAGGCGAGAAACAAAGAATTGATTTGGCGCTTTTGTTTACGTGGCGCACAATCGCGAAGCTTAAAAATAGTGCTAGTACTAATCTTCTTATTCTTGATGAAATATTTGATAGCAGCCTAGATACGAGTGCAACTGAATATGTCATGACATTATTAAATGCATTAGGTGACGGAACAAATGTCTGGGTCATTTCACATAAGGGCGACCAATTGTTTGACAAGTTTAATCATGTTATGAAGTTTACTAAACGACAGAACTTTTCTGTGATAGCCTAATATATAAAGGATACTATATGAATTTCAATATTGAAGACCTTGAAGTTATTCACTTTGCCGACCCAAGAATGAATGTCCGCCCACCCGCTTTTGATTTTGAAAAAGACGGAGACAAAGCAGAAGAATTGGCAACAGTGTTGTATGCCAAGATGTTAAAAGTAAAGGGAGCGGGGTTATCTGCCAACCAAGTAGGGTTGCCCTATAGAGTATTTGTTTTAGGGAACGAGAGAAAACGATATGCATTTTTCAATCCCGAAATTGTTAGTGTGAGCAAAGAAACATGTTTGGCCAGAGAGGGATGTATATCAATGCCAGAGTTCATGGTCACACTGTCTCGCCCAGAAAATATCGTAATGTCATTTCAGGATGAAACCGGCGAACAGAAGATTGTGAAAATGTCAGGCGTTCCGGCAAGAATATCTCTGCATGAATACGATTACATGGCAGGCATTAATTTCACACACCATGCGTCTGTTTTCAAAACACAGTGGGAATTAAACAAGTTGAAAAAGCAACAGAAAAAACTTCTACGTAGGACACATAATGCCAGATAACAATTTCGATTTTGGATTTACATTTGAAGATAGTGAAATTGTATCTTCAAAGGAACATGTTCAAAGTCCTGTTGACTTGGAATTTCAAGAAACATTGTTGAAAAAGATTGCATCACTGGAAACAAAGATTGGTAGTGCCGATGTGCATATGTTAGTTGAGGAGCATAAAGAACTTTTAACTGCCGAGGTACGGAGCAAACTGAAAGAAGTTGAAAACATGATACTTCCGCTTCTGTACAATCTTCAAAAAAATCCAGCGAAAGAATATATTCATTGGCCGAATCGTACAGATATTATTCAAAAACAGATTGACAAAATTCTCGAGGTCACCCGATATTATGGATAAACCAATTGATATTCCTTCGATGGGAAACAACATCACGGCATTTACCGACAGGCCTATTTCGAGAGTCCATAAATTTTATTTGTCGGGCGAAGTAAAACCGCCCAGTGAATATATCCAATGGTTCGAAGCTATTCGCAATTCCACTGAAAGCGATGTCATTGTCCTACACATCAATTCATATGGTGGCGATTTATTCACGGCAATTCAATTCATGCGCGTCATGAATGAAAGTAAGGCAAACATTATTGCCTCGGTTGAGGGAGCATGCATGAGTGCCGCGACATTAATTTTTCTCGCAGCAAAGAATTGGGAAATTTCCAAGCACACCATGTTCATGTTTCATAACTATTCGTCTGGCAACTTTGGGAAGGGCGGAGAACTGTATGATAACATTATGCATGAACGCAAATGGAGTGCGAACCTGTGGCAGGACATGTACCGGGGATTCTTGACCGATGCCGAGATTAATTCAATTCTGAATAATAAAGACATTTGGATGACAGGCGAAGAAGTGAACAAGCGCCTAGAAGCCAAAGTAAAAAGCAGTAAATCAGTAAAAGTTAAACCAACACGCAGTAAGCGCACTACCTCAAAGAAAATTAAAACTACACGTAAGTCAGTATAAATCAACAACTTACGTCATGACTTGACCTTTGGCCGCTAATGAGTTATACTTAGGTATACTCAATCTGAGGAATAACAAAAATGGTAGATGTTCTTGGTGTTAGCAAGGCCACGTTAGGTAAGCTGTTGGCATCTGAAAACATTCGCGTTGAGCACCGCCAAACATCTGGCCCCTACTTTGATGTAGTGGAACGGGTGTTGGCATTGCCCATGTGGAAAAATGTTGACGGCGACTTGTATGACCTCATGATTGGCCATGAAGTTGGCCATGCATTGTTTACTCCGACCGACGGCTGGGCGGCAAAAGTTAAACAATATGGTAACGATTACAAGACATATTTGAATTTGGTTGAAGATGCCCGCATCGAACGAATGATGAAGGACAAATATCCGGGCCTGCGTAAGCCAATGTATAATGGGTACACGGAGCTTGTGGAACGTGGATTCTTTGGTTGCACCCTTTCCGAGATGAAGGCGTTACCATTTGCCGACCGTGTGAATGTGTTTTTCAAGTTGGGTGTTCGGTCAATGATTACATTTACCGACGATGAACAAAATTTGGTTGACCGCATTGATAAGGCAACCAGCTGGGACGAGGTTGACGAACTGGCATATGAATTATACCGAATGTCCAATGCAGAAAAAAAGAACATGGAAGAAACATTTACCACGATGATGGAAACGCTGCAAGATATTCAGGATGCCGTTGATAGCGGAAAGGTTGAAGAAGCAGAGGGAGCTGGACAAATTGAAAACGCGGTTCAAGATATGGTTAAAGAATTGCGTGAAGCAGGCAAGGAGGAAATGGCGGATAAGTTGGAAACAATGTCTAAGAATTTAAGAGACCAAATCTCAGAGTGGATGGAATCAGACTCGCCCTATTCCATTACTGAAAATACAATGAAAGAGCAGGAAGAAACGTTAATTGATACGTCTGCCTATCCTCCATTGTACGTTACATGGCCGAAATTGAAATTAGAGGATTGGGTTATTCCTGCGCGGGTAACTCATAAGCTCATGGAGTTTCATCCTGACCTTATGCCCAAGCGAGAAGCAATTTACACGGAATTTATGTCAAGCAATAAAGCGTATATTAATTATTTGGTAAAAGAATTTGAACTTCGGCGGAATGCCAAGCAATTCGCCAAGGCAAAGGTGAGCAAGACGGGTGACCTTGATATGGACAAGATTTGGAAATATCGTTTGTCAGAAGATTTGTTTATGCAAACGACAATCGTGCCTAATGGTAAAAATCACGGAATGCTCATGATTGTTGACATGTCAGGGAGTATGACGGAAAACATGTCAGGCACACTTGAACAAATTGTTTCAATGGCGACATTTTGCCGAAAGGTGAATATCCCCTTTGATGTCTATGGGTTTATTGACAACCAGTATGCATCTGCAGAATTTGCCGAGACTGGCGTTGACTTTGATAGCCCCCGAGCGTATGGGGAAGATACGCGCAATGACCCCACCCCATCTGCATTAAATATTGGTTGTACACATTTTCGTATGAAACAATTGGTGCATTCAACCATGAAATCAGTTGAATTTAACGATGCTATAAAGAATTTGCTTCTGTTGGCACACACATTTTCAGCCAGTTGTAAGCGATATTACTCACAATCGGCACCTATTCCTCGTACAATGCGACTGGGAGGAACCCCGCTGGACGAAGCCATCATGGTGCTTCGGTACATTGCAGAAAAATTCAAAAAAGACACGAAGATTGAAATTCTTAATACTATTATTTTGACCGATGGAGATGCATCATACACACTAATGACCCCTAGGTCAGCACATACCACATATAGTATAATTCTTGAAGACCCGCATAGTTCAACACCGAGTACGATTGCGTCAAGATACTCCTCTGGAACCCTGGCATATCTTGAAATGTATAAAAATATTACAGGGTCGCGGGTAATCGGGTTCTATTTAATGTCTGGGAGAAACTATCGGACTCAGATTCAGCGGCGTGCGAGTATGAGTAACCTCAACACGGATTTTGAAAAGCAATATAAAAATGAATTTTTACAACACAGGTACTTTGGCTTAAAAACAAAAGGATACGACACATATTTCATGGTTCCGGGCAATGATTTGGAAATTGATAATATTACAATGGACACGGTATTGGTGGGACCAAAGAACAAGGCAACGTTGTTAAAGGCATTTAAGAAAATGCAAACGTCGAAATCAATTTCACGAGTGTTTCTGAATCAGTTTATTCAACAAGTGAGCTAAGTCGTTATAAATCAACAACTTAACCCCCACTTGACCTTTGACAGGTATCGTGTTAAATTTAGTGTATGAGCAGGTCCACTATACAATGGAGAGTGTTATGAGTCGTTTGGTTGATTTTCTACACAGCACGGGCAAGATGGAATTCCGTCGGCCTGAAATCTTTGAAGCTGCAAAGACGTTGGGTGTTAATCCTCATGAGTTTTTGTCAGACCCAAACAACCGTGCTAGGCATGGTGTGTACACAATTCGTGATACCCAGGTGCCTTCTGTTGTGACTGCTCCATCAGTGACCAACGATGACACTTGCATTATGTTGTCACAACCTAAGCTGAAGGTTAAAGTTGATAACCTAATTCCTAGCAAGGATAGCACCTATGTGCCGTTTGGGTTCTACAAGGACCTTGTAACCATTCTTACTTCAAAGTCTTTCTATCCCATTTTCGTGACGGGGTTGTCGGGCAATGGTAAGACAACCATGATTGAACAGGCATGTGCGAATTTAAAGCGTGAAGCAGTGCGTGTCAACATTAGTGTCGAGACAGATGAAGATGACCTCATTGGTGGGAACACTCTTATCAATGGCAACGTGGTGTATCGTGAAGGTCCTGTGTTGTTGGCAATGAAGCGTGGTGCCGTGCTCATTCTTGATGAGTGTGACCGAGGTAGTAACAAGTTGATGTGTCTCCAGGCCATCTTGGAGGGCAAGTCATATTACAATAAGAAAACTGGTGAAACGGTTCACCCCGCTGCAGGATTCAATATTGTAGCAACTGCCAACACCAAGGGACAGGGCTCCGAGAATGGCAAGTATATGTCCGCGCAAATTCTTGACGATGCCTTCCTGGAACGATTTGCCATTACTGTTGAACAGGAATATCCGACTCTGAAGGTGGAGAAGAAGATTCTTATGAAGAAGATGGCGCGTGTTGACAAGGTGGACGAAGATTTTGCTGACAAGCTGGTTAGCTGGGCAGAAATTATTCGTAAGACGTTCAAGGAAGGTGCAATTGATGATGTGATTTCTACGCGCCGTTTGGAGCATGTTGTGAATGCCTTTGCCATGTTTGGTGACCGCATGAAGGCGATTGAATTGTGTACTGCCCGATTTGATGCTGATACCAAGACTAGCTTCATGGACTTGTACACAAAGGTGGATGCGTCTGTGCAACTCGCCTCATTGTCAGGAGATGCTAACGGAAGTTCGGCAGATGATACATCGAATGTAACAGTTTAATTTAAATGCAGAATACTCCAATGAATACAATCAAAGAGTACGACGAGAACAACAACCTGATTCACTACCGAGACACCGATGGGTATGAGTGGTGGAGTGAGTACGACGAGAACAACAACGAGATTCACACCCAAAACTCCAATGGGTATGAGGTT